TGACGACAATATTCTGTTTGATCCATTTGAAGAAAACTTCTATATCCCAGCGATGTCGGCAGAGATTGGAAATCTCCAATGCACTGACTTCAAGATTGTTGGATATGAAGTCCACAATCGTGTCATTTTCCGGATCATAGACCCGCACAAATCTCATGTCCACTGGATAAAGTTTACGCGACTTGTATCCAGTAACACGGATTAGCGAGTCTTCTACAATGCCGAGGGTTTCATCGGGCATTCCCATCTGCTTGACGGTCGTGAATTTCATGTTCTCCTTTGGTCTGGATACCCAGAAGGCTTGCGACTGATGAAATCTGAACAGTGCCTTGAAGTCAACATACGCCTTGTCCATTACATAAAATGCGAATGGTTCGGGAGTAAGATTGTCGAGTTCATTACTGTCATGCCATTTTCCATCTGTAATGTGGATATTGGCCGGAATGCTTCCTCGCAAATCAAGCAATGTATGCATCTTGACTGCGCCTTTGCTGTATTTGCCCAATGCCCACGCTGCAAGTTTTATACTGGTGGATATTGTTGTGGAGTCCAATGCATAAATCACATTGTCAATGATTATCTCTGATAACGCGAGTTCGGGATAAGCGACCCCCCAAGAAAGTTGAATCGGCAGCTTGAAAAAGTTGCCGATTCTTTTGGTAATATCACTGATATGTAGTAATTTAAAGGCAGCAACCAATAAATACTGTATCATGATTACCGAGAGTAAAGTTACTGAAATTTTCTGTATTGCCGATGATTTTTGCAAGGAATTTGAAGTCGAGATGGCGAAAAACGTACTTCCGTCTTCCCCTCCGTATCGAAACGCCGCAGAAAGCGCATAATGTCCGATGCGGAGGTCATCACGATTCTGATCTGCTTCCACTTCAATACCTACCGCAACTTCAAGCATTATTATCTGTCATGCGTGTGCGGACAGTGGAGGCATCTGTTCCCGCGCCGGTTCTCGTACAACCGTTTCGTAGAAATCATGCCGCGTTGCTTCGTGGCACTGACAATGTTCCTGAGACTTGCCTGTTTCGGGGAATGCACCGGGATCAGCTTTGTCGACAGCACCTGTATCCCTGTAATCCATAACAGGCGTCAGTTCAACATGAAGGTGTTCAAAGGCATCGCGGCAAAGGGCAAGAGCACCATGGGATGGTACGTCGGCTTCAAACTGCATCTCCTGTGCAACGAAAAGGGAGAGCTTGTGAACTTCGTCCTCACCCGCGCCAACGTCGATGACCGCGAGGTGTCAGTCATTGACACTCTGACAGATAAGGTGTTCGGCAAACTGTACGCCGACAAGGGATATATCTCGCAATCGCTTTTCGGACATCTGTGGGACAACGGGGTGCATATCGTGACCGGCCTGCGCTCGAATATGAAACAGCGCCTCATGCCGCTTTACGACAGGATAATGCTCCGCAAGAGAAGCATCATCGAATCAATAAACGACATGCTCAAGAACGTGGCCCGGCTGGTGCATTCCCGCCACCGCAGCGTCCACAATTTTATCATGAACCTGCTTGCGGCAATGGGTGCGTATTGCTTCTTCTCCACAAAGCCGGAAGTCAATTTCGACTACGAGGAGCCTGAGTCCAACGGGCAGCTCGTCCTCTGGCAATAAACTGCACCGGTTGAAAAATCAGGCGACCAATGACTGGCCGCCCGATAATTCATGCCTAACTGTAATGTCGCCGAGTTGGATATCGTTATCCCGAACTCGCGTTATGAGGCTTACTGATGCCGTCTTTGCCAGGATGGTTGTCGATATCCGCTCACTGGTTGAATCCATGCCACCGGAACAGAAAGCCAGGGTTGAGGGCGAGTTCCTGACTGCAATAGCCGAGCGACCCAACGAGATATTGAAGTGTGCGATGTATTTGTTCCTCGGTTATCTCGATGGCGCAACGCAATTCGCCCAGTCATGCGGAGGCGGAGGCACCTCATCAGACCTCCCGTGGGGACGCAATCCGGATGAAGATGACCGCCGCTTCGCCTACCGCTGCATGATGCAGGCTCACCGAATGATGAAACCCTCTCAGCCCAAACGCGGTATAGGTGGCAAAAGGTGAGACCGTAAGATCGTTGAATTCTCCCTCATAGCCGATTAGTGAAGCCCAACGAATATGACTACATCTGTCGTGTGCCAATGCACATTCCGTCAGCATATCGTCAGGGCTGAACGGTAAGCCGCCCACCGAACTGCTACCATATTGCAAGCGAGCCTCGGATCCACAAAGTGGTGCCGAAGCTCGTTGATTAGTTTGCGATTGAAGCTTTGCGGTCGAGGCCTTAGGCTCAATTCACGAAAGCGCGGTGTCGGAGCCGCAACTCCCGTTATTTCCGTTTTTCTTCATATAATTTCTTTTCGAGCTTAGATTTGACAGAAATAAAATATGATAACGCTTCTTCAACAGAAATTTCCAAAGAAAAAGTCTTTGTGTCAATATTTTTGAAGTTGTGAAATTTTGTAATGTCAAAATCCGAGTTTAAATAGGCATCCCTAAATGGAGTAAGACTGTTAATGTCAGAAATACCACAATCTAAGAACCCAGATGAGATAACTGAGGAATATATACAAATATAATAATTATACTCTTCTCCTTTTGTGCTATTCCTTTTCATTCGCTTGTAACCTATGAGCTGATACTTAACCTGATAAGGCAAGCCTATAAAAGAATCATTTTTTAATAGTATAAGAGGTATGTAAACATCATCGCTTAGAAGTAATCGAGCATAAGGAGCTGGTGATGGAGCTGCGTTGTAAATCGATTTATATAAAGGAATGCAGGAATCGTTTAAGTCCTTAATAGTTATACTGAAAAATACAACAAGCATCGCGTCATCATGATAGTAGTCAATAGAATGAGCAATATCCTTGATTTCAACGATATTATTATTTGAGATGTATGGTAAAATCCGTTTGTTATTTACAACACTCTTGTTGATTGTCTCACCAGTTGGTACTATGCCTATAGATTTTGAATACGAAAACGCTTCATGCAATTGATGCTGAAACCAATTCTGAATTCTGAAAGTTGTTAATGTTAAGGTTTGAGTTGTATTTGAAGGGAAATTTTCAGATAAGTGTACCAATGATTTGTATATTAGGTTAATATATCGAAAGACTTCAGGAGTAGCATCTAGTGCGAGTTGTCTTAACTCCGTTATATCATTCAATATTTCATTAACATAGTCCAATTTAAGTTCAGATTCTACATTCTCAGGTTTGTGTTTATCTTGTAACTCAACAATCTTATGACGGACACTGCGATTGGCAGCATCCATAATGTCAAATTCTCTTAATATGTGTTGCTCAGTGAGTTTCTTTTTAAGAAGAGGATAACCTAAAATAATGGCTAAAATAATAGAAATTGGAGTGAGTACATTAGTCAAAATATCTGCCCAATCCTTGATGATTTGCGTGTACGGAGTAAATACTATGACTATAGATATAATGAAAAGAAGAACTAATACAATTTCCCACCATTTGGCGGCCAAAACGGTATGCTTTATTTTGTGCCAAAAAGTAACAGATTTCTTCTTAAATAGAGAAAATGAATTAAAAATAACTTGCATTAGTTAATCAGTCCAAGTCGTTTAAGTTGTTTATAAAATCATCAAGGTTGACTTTGTCGAAGTCAACCCTATTATAGTGTTTGGTTTCTCTGTCGTAAGTATATAATTCGTCGTGTCCATGATGCGTCATATTATTGAAGGAATTAATTTCTTAATGGTTAAACAGTTTTCAATATACCATTTGAAAATCTCTATCCACTGACTGGAATCGGTCATATCGAAATTTTTCTTCAGATAAAAGCGAGTGGCTTTAGAGGCATCTTTCCATTCAATGTCATTTTCTGCTACACTGAGAGCTGCAGCAATTTCGGTTTTGTGCTTAAGGAAATCGGTATACAGCTGCTTGTCGTATGGAATGTATATTCCGACAGTGGCTTCACCTTTCTGCTTTTTAGCTTCTAAGCAAATATGAAAACGGCTATCGCCAACAGCGAGATCATACCAATTTTGAGATTTAGCAGTACGAAGTCTGAACGACTTTATGAATTTCGTAGTCGCTGCATAGTCATTAAATGCTTGCCAAAATTCAAGTTGCAAAACTTGTGTGTCGGAGGCATCAGCATTTGGTTTTATCGTCTTTGCCCATTCATTGGGTCGCTCCACAATATTAAATTTAGGAGCTAACTTGGATGAGCCTATTTGCCAAAGTTCAATTTCTAACAAGTAGAAAGCAATCTGAGGAACGGTATTATCATTTAGCCATTCAATGGCCTCTCGATGTTCGTCACGTGCTTTTTTAACGACCCATACAATTGCTTTGGCTTGTTTGCCTGAGGCGTACGTTAGAAGTTGTCCGAGATGTGTGTGGTTGGAATCTTCCAACTGATTTTCAATAACAACGTAATTGTCGGTATTGGCTTCTTTTGCTAAAATGTCAGCCGAATAACCTCCCACCTTTGATTCCTTCTCCACAAGTTCCAATTCCATGTCGAGAATCTCGCCAACATAACTTAAATGCTCAGCGAGCCACGGTGTAAAGTCTTTTGCCTCGTTAGGCCAAGCCTTACGAAGATTGGTTTCCTGTTTAAGCGTATCGAGTTCCATTATAGAGAAAATCGTTACTTATTACCCTTCGAACGGTTATGACTTTTGCATAACATTTGGCAATTTTCAAGCGTCGTTGAGCCTCCTTGACTCCAAGCTGTTACGTGGTCTGCGTCCATTTCACTAAGTTTATAAATCCGAGTACGGTTATTGGACGTTCCACTGGCACAGATAGGACAATTGGAAATGCCTTTCTTTTTTGCTTCGAGGGTTTGCTTATGATAAACTGCTGATTTTGTAGAGTCCTCAAATAATCTGACATCAAGAATTTGTGGTAGGGTTTCTCCACTAAGGACATATTCGTATATGTTGGCAGGTTTCTTGATAGCACGGTCTGCAAGCAATTTGCGGACTCTGTCATTAAGATGTGACAGATCATATTGGGTTGTATGATATTGACGGAATAGTCGTCCCCAGTCAAGACCACACATATTATCCTCTGTCATTTCAAAGGTAACAGTAATCCACTCTATTACAGAACAAAAATAAGATTGCAATTCGTCAATGTTGGTGTCGTTCTGATGGTCGTGCATATATGCGGCAATATGGTCATTGCTGACCCATTTTAAGGCTGTCTCGAGAAACTTTTGTCGTTCTATGGGACCCTTAACGAAAGCTCCCCATTGTTGGATGTTGGAGTTCTTTTTGTTGGAAAAAACTGCTTTAGCCAGCGTTACAAATGGGCCTGAATATACTGCGTTTAGTCGTTCTTGTTCATTAAGTATCACACCTCCTTTATTGACTATCTCAAACCACTCTTTGAGTTCGTCTTTATCGCCTTCACAGTCGCAAATACATATGACCAGAGGCGTGTTCAAGAAATCAGATTTCTTTTTTTCGGAGAGACCCGAAAATTTATGAGGCAGACCATGTTCATCGATGATAGAAAATTTATCAGTATAGAATCTACCTAAGGACGTAATGCGCTGCTGTCCATCCAAGACTTCGTATTTATCCTTTGAAACTTTGTTAAAATAGAGAATTCCCAACGGATAGCCAGCGAACACAGACTCGATTACGGGAATCTCCATTTTTTTATCAGCGTATATATAGTTGCGCTGATACTCAGGCTGTATGGTAAGTTTCATAGACCAACCAAATAGACCCTTTGCGTCTATTTCACTATATTGGAATCCCTTTAGGATGTCGCCAATATTAAGGTCTGTACGAATATCTGCTTTCATATCTTTTGAATTAAAATTCGGACATATTCTTTAACGAACAGTTCATCGCCTACGATGTAATAAACATCGTTACATGGAGGCTCGGCAATCTTGATGGCTGCTCCGTCATTAAGTTTGGTAACTCTTGACCTTTTGCCTGTTTTAGAGACTTGAATTTGCTCCGGATATATTCTAGACGCAAGACCATCCCAAGATTGAGTAATGCCAATAATCCGGAATTGTTCAGGGCAATATTTATCAAGAAATGAGATAGGAACGCCCATTACACCATCATAATCAGAAGGAATAGCATCTACATATGGTATGTCTATGGCATCGAAATTATCGTATTTAGTATAGCTATCTTTCCCTCGAATTTCTTTGTGACGACTGAATCTAAGATTGTTTTTAAGCGTCATCAATTCAAGCGGTTGGTGGCGTCGTCCATGTTCTATATTTGTAAACCAAACGCTGGCTGAACGTCCCATCACTCGGCCATTGACAATTTTATATTTACTCCCTTCCTTCTCATTCTCAATAAAATCAGACTCTAATTCTGGAGGCATAGAAAAAAGCAAATCCACACCCATAGGAGTTTTGCCACACCAAACTTGATTATCACGTATATACGAGAATACATCCTTATATGAGATGCAATTCTTGTTGCAAATCAATAAGAATTGTTTGCCCGATTCCATTATCCATGAAAAGAACTTACGAAATAGTGAAAAAGGAGGATTTGTAATGATAAAATCTGCTTCATCCCTAAGACGAGTCACTTCGGGACTTGCGAAATCTCCGTTGCCATCAAGATAAGTCCATTGCAAATCATCAATATTTACAAGTCCGTCGCCTGTAACATCCCTATCTAATACGAAAAGTTTACCTCTTGTTTCAGATAAAGATAATTCAAAAAGAGGATTTTCTTGTTCAAAAAGAGTCGGCTGATAGTTTACATTTAAAAGTTTACTTTTAGGCGCGAAACTGGTACTAATTAATTTTTTAAGTCCAAGACTTTTAAAATTTTGAGCAAAAAACCTAGTAAAGTTACTCCATTCCGGGTCGTCACAAGGGAGAAGCACGACCTTATCTCTGAATACATTAGGATTGTATTCAAGATAAGCGTTAATCTCGTTCTCAATATCGTAGAATTGAGTATAAAACTCATCTTGCTTAGAGGTTCGAGCGGAGGCTAAATTCGAGTTTGCCATTATTATAAAAAGCAAAACTCCTTCGTAGCATCTGAAGGCTGACCAAAGCCTGTAACAACTACTTGGGAGTCTCAAAAAGTTTGTCGGCTCTCGCCGTGTTCCTTCTAATCATATGGTCATTTTCAGATTTTGCTGTTAACTATTTACAAAGTTAATAAATTATTCTGAAACAGCCGCCATGAACATTAAAAAGTTACATGCCGAAATTTGCGTCGTGGATTGCGAACGAACGCGTTCACTATTTCTATGTTCCTTGAAACTGAGGTGAAGGAGGACAAAAATTTGGTGCGGAGGACAAAAAAAGAAAATCGGCACAAAGAAATGTAGTGGAGGATGCCGATGTTAACCAACGTTTGAACTTGTGCGTTTTTTGCACCAGTTGAAGAGAGTGCACGCATAATTATTTGTTATACATGGTATTAGTTGTTGCATTTTATACAACGACTGCCTCATTGAAGAGGGGAGCGCAGTCTCGTTGACAAGATGTTGACAAAAATTTTGTCCGGTACAGACAATTTGCAGACAATTCTGAAGATTGAGTCTTTTTGGATGATTAGTAGCGACTTATGTCGGATATTCTCGCCTCGATGTGGTAGTTGCTGAAAATGCAACAACCACTCAATATGGTGCTATGCAATCGAAATCTGGGATTGTGCACACATGTGTGCATAATTTCATTTGACCCTTAACTTTCGCGCAGGAGGACAAAAGGAGGACAATTTCGAGGAAAGAAATAAGCCAAACTGCTGAGGGTTAGCAATTTGGCTTATTTTATTGGTGATCCGCCAGCGGTCCTATTTTTGTTGACGTTGGAGTCTGTAATACAATGAGTTAGGTGACAATTTTGAAAGGCGATGTACCAAGTTTTAGGTTCAAATACCACTTGTTAAAATTGACCCTACATTTTAACATTAAGCCATATATCTGAGGCTAAATGTTAAATGTTTTAACTTTGTATAGGCTGGTTCGCCCCAAATATTTGCAATAATTAACATTTAGCATATTCTAAGAATTGATGTCTGCTGTACCATAGAGAATCACGAATCGACTATTGGGTAGAAAACACCTTTGATTAGCTGCGACATTCCGGATTCTGTGAATGTCGCAGTTATTTTTTCGCAGATGTAGCGCTTGCCTCGGATGAGGAAAACAGCGCGGACATCAGGGATGGTGTCTGCGAGGAACTTAAAGGTCGTTTTCATCTTCGGCTCGATGTTGTGGATTATCTGGCCACGCCTGACTTGTCGGTCGTTGATGCGCAGGGAGAAATGGGCGTAGCTGAAATTGCTCCAGTCGTCGGCGATAACGATGTTCTCCACATTCGGGTACGGCAGGTGGCTTCCCTGATAGTAGTTGGAGCCGTCGTACCAGCCTATATAAATGCGGTCGTAATATTCCGATTTCTTCTCTTTCTCCCCGGCGGCAAGAGAGGATGCCGTGTGCGTCTGCATAAACGGATGGTCTTCGTCATTCTCGCTCGTCGTATTGTTGTCCTCGTCATAGCCGGAGAAGGAAAGGAACAGCACTCTGCCGTATTTCTCCTCGGTGTCATCAATCCATGCCGGAACAAATTCAATCTCCACCTGCTCGGCATCATCATCGCTTACGATGCGCCCGCCAAAGAGATTGACCGGTTGCAGACGGCACTTGTAAAGGTAATAGACATAGAGACGTCCGGCCCGCTGTTCCACCTGAATCTGACGGCTGACGGCACGGATAACAAAATAAGCGTCGCAGTCAGCGGCATAGAGCAGCTTGTCGATGCGGTTGTCGCGGTGGTGCTGACCGTTCCATGTTCTATAACCCTTATTGGCTTCCAACAGTTCGCGCATCGAGTTGTATTTTACAACGCGGTTCTGCCAGCCCTTGACAAACCAGTCGCAGGAGTAGAACTTCCACATTTCATGATCGCAGTCCTTGTAGACAAGATTCTTGGATTCCAGATACTCGCAGCGGTCCTCGTCGACCTTGACCTCGGTGGAGTGTTCCTCGACCACACTTTCGAGGCAGACAGGACGCTTCGCGGACAGTGTCGCCTGAGTGAAGGCAAACGTTATTCGCTTGCCCCGATGGTCGAAGTCGAACTCGCCGCCGAGGAACAATTCAAGTTTCTCAAAATACTCCTCGACCGTCCAATGCGGCAGAGCGTTTGCGAAGCCGGGCATATACCACGCATGAGGGAGCGTATTGCATATAAGCAGGTAACGGTACTCCTCGACTTCCTCCCACTTGGAGAAGTCGGCGGCATAGCCCACGGCCTCGCATATCTTCTTCGTGATGTAAAGAAGATACGGCTGCCACGACAATCCGGTGGTGTCCTCGCTCCACTCGTAATGAGACCTGTTCTGCACGGCATCGTCGACAATATGCTCCGCCTTGTTCTGAATATTGCCCGAATAGTCGTTGACCCACGGCAGGGCAACGCATTTGCAGCCGGAGTTTTCAGGATACCACGCATTGGCCGGAGTAATGCCGGACTTGTAGGTTGTTGTCGGAGCGCCGAGGTCAAGTTCGTTGATATAGACCTTGTCGAAAGTCTTGTCAAAGTTCTGTTCGCTCCTGCCCTCCAAAAACTGAGTCTTGACCTCGGTTTCGGAGATTTCGGTTATTGTGATGGAACCGAACTTGTAGAAGCCCTTGTCGCGTATCTCGCAGTCAAAGATAACTTTCTTCGCGGCGACATCGGCCCTGTTGATGTGTCCGAAGATGTCAATATTCTGAGGGCAACCGCGAAGCGGAAAGGTTATCGTAAGCGTATAACCGTCCGAGCCGCTGAACAGCCTGTTTTCGGAAACATACTCAAACGAAGTGCCTTTCTTCAAGGCAGCAAGTTTATTGTTGACGTAAATCTGCATTATTTCTTGGATTTGGGAGATTTATTCTTCATTAAGCGGTCGTATTCGTCCTGTGCCTGTTGTATGCCGTAATCGCCGGTAACGGTGTTTACGGTCACAAAAGGTTCATTCAGTCTTGAATCAAGGCGGTCGAGGACTGAAATCATTCTGTCCTCGGAGGCAGGAGTCTGATTATAGGTTGTATTGTTGTTCACGATGGTTGGAGCCTGAGACTGTGCTGCTATGACTGCGGAAGCAGTAATCGTGCGCGACACATCGGCGGCAGTAATAGAGCCGATAGTGTTGGTTCGCTGCGCATAGTCCAGAGCCTCCAACAGAGGGCGGGTTCGGGGATTATTGACAAGGCGTTGCGAAGCAACCCATTCCCCTGCGTGAACAACACCCACCTCCTTGTCGCGAGGACCGGCGGGCGTAAAGCCGCCCTCGGCATAGCCCTGGGCCTCCGAAGCCTGTTGCTGCTTCTTGATGGCTGCAATCTGAATGACACCTGCGGCCACGGCCATAGCCGCCGCAATAGGAGCCATGATATATCCGACGATGGGTATCGCCGCAGCCGAGCCATAAGCGGCCAAAGCGTTCTGAGCAGTCTGCGCCACGGCTTGGATCACCTGCATGGCGAACATCTTGCGGTTCGCTTCGTTCTTTGCCCGGGCTATCTCATTCTCTTTATCCTGCTCGAGCTTCTTGACTTTGTAGGTATTTCCTTCGGCCAGCGAAATCTCTTTGTCGTAGCGTTTCTCGATGGCGGCGGTCTCCATCTCCATATTCGACTGGACTATCGAGGATATTTGCGAGAAGATAGCCGACATTCCCGACATGATCATACCGAAAGAGTCGGTCACGGCTTTCCCGCCGTCGCTTTGCAACCACTCGGCCAGCTCGGCGTTGGCTTTCTCCATGGCATTGAAACTCTCCTCCGTAGTCTCTTCGAAATACTGCTTTTTCAATGCCTTTTCGGCGATGGCAGAGGCTTCGATGATTTTCTGCCTTTTAGCCTCGTCGTTTCCGGCCGCGTCGAGCATCTTCTTCGTCAGGGCATTCAGAGAATCGATTTGCAGCCGATACTGCTGCTCCCTCTCTTCGGCCGACATAAGGGATATCCCTTTGAAATACTCCTCATAAAGAGTCTTCTGCCTGTCTTGCGTCTCCTTGAACTTGGCCAGCTTGTCGGCTTGCAGTTTGTCGGTAATCTGTTTTTCAATCTCGGCGCGCTCCTGGCTACCCTCGGCATACAACTCTTTGAGCCGGTTGAGATATGCTATCTCCGACTCGAATTTCATTCGCTGGTAAGTCTTTTCCGAAATTCGGCCTCGCATATAACTGTCGGTATCGGCAGCATCGCGTTCCCGGCGTTCGGCTTCTATCTCCTCTCTTGCGGCATCGAATTGCTCTTTATTCCGCTGTGTCACCTCCTTTTCAGTGAGTTTGTCGAGCTCGCCGACGATATCGGCTATCTCCTTTTCCGTGGCCTCTGCGTTCTGCAACTTTTTGAGAAGATACTGTTTATCGAGCTCTGCTTTTTTCTCGATATATTCGTTGTAATCCATCAATCCGGTAGCATAGCCGGCGAGAGCCTTCGACTTCTCGATCGACAGCCAGTCGTCTTCTGCTTGAAACTTATTTCTTTCCCCGCTTTTCCCCGCACTACCGGAAACAGAGACAGAGCTCATATTTCCACCGTCTCCCTGCCCGGCGAATACACCGGTCAAAGATATACCGTACTCCTCGGCCAGTTTCTTATTGGCCGCTTGCAGCTTAGTCAGCTTGTCGTTCGCTTCGGCATACGCTTTCCACGCTGCTTCCGCCGCCTTCCGTTCATCGTCGGTTCCGGGAGCCGATTTCCTTACCATGACATTCGACAAAAGCGCCGACTGATCTTGCGCATAACCGCCGCCCATGGCCGACGGGCTTATGTTGTATCTATCGATATATTCCTGCCTCCGCTTCTTCGCCCGGTCATAGGCTATGTCCGTATCGACAGCGTTTTTCTCCAACTCCGGCATGGATAGTTCTATCTCGACGATTTGCTCGGCATTCCTCTTTATCAAATCGGCCGCGGCCTTCGCCTTCGCATTTTTCAGAATCGAATCGGTCAATTCATCGTATTTGGCTTTGGCGTCTCCCAACATGATTTGTTCGGTCGACATTTTGGAAAAATAATCGGGATAGAGCGATTGCAACCGGCGGGCTGCCTCGATTCGTTCTTCCTTCGATCGGGCTTCGTCGACGGCTGCCCGATACAATGCACGCAAACGTGCGAGTTCCTCCTTCGATGTCGAGGCGGCAGCTTCCGAGACATCGGTGATGCTTTTCTCGTATTCCCGCTCGGCTTTGGCTGCCTCGGCCGCCGCCTCACGAGCAGATTTCATCTTTTCCCGATAGGAAAGCAAGGCTGCGACTCCGGCCGACAAGGCTCCTACCAATATCCCGACAGGCGACATTTTGGTCGTGCGATTGAAGGCCTTCATCACGACATCGGCTTTGCGGACCTGACCCTCTAATCTAAAATAGGCGTATCTGAGCAATAGAACGATACCTCTCCCTGTCGCCGCAATCGAATTTCCGGCCTTCTGCGTCGCATTCCAAAGATTTTGAGCGACGGTACTCGCCTTCACGGCGACCGTATATCCGGCTATACCGGCCGCCACAGAGACGATCAAAGCTCTATTCTCTTTCATAACGGAGATAACCTCCTTAAATACCAGGAGCAAGGCCGACGCACCGGTAATCGCATGGCGCATGACAGGAAGCAGATCTTTCCCGAGCTCGACCGATAACTCGTTGAACGACTTTTTGGCCTTGTCGAGCTGCGCCTGCACCGTATTATTTTGGACATTGAATTCTGTAATGGCCGATGTGCCTTCATCAAATGCTTCCTGAGCCAGCTTTTGCTCTCTCCGAACCGATTCGATATTCCCGGCCAGCACCGACAACACGCTGGCCGCCCGTGATCCGTCGAGCTTCATCTCGTCGAACATCGGAGCCAGCGCCTGCATGCCTCCGGCCTTACCGAGGGTGTCGAGCAGTTGCAGCAAAGCCTCGTTCGCATCCTCCCTCACCAGCCGGGCGAACTCTTTCACGTCGATGCCTGCTATGCGGGCCAGTTTCCCCGGATCTTGATACATTTTCATGATAATGCCCTGCAAAGCGGTGGCCGACATCTCTACTTGCTGGGCGTTCTGGTCGAGCACCGAAGCGTAACCCATGATTTTAGGGATACTCATATCGGCCTGTTTACCCACACCGGCCATACGGTTCTCGAAATCTACCAAATAAGAAGCCGAAGCGGTGGAGTTTTGGGAGACTTCGTTGATGGCAGCGCCCACGGCCAGCATGGCTTTTCCCAAGCCCATTCTCTCGGCATCGCCGTAAATCGACGAAAGTTTTCCGATATCCCGGGTCGCCCCCTCTCCCAATTCGTCGAGGGCGACGTTGATCACATCGGCCGCCTCGACATATTCGATAACCGCCTGCTGCGAGGCGATTCCCAGTTTCCCGGCCTCTTGGGCAAGCTTGTTGAGCTGCTCGCGAGACGAGCGTGTATCCATCGTCTTGAACGATTCGTTCAGTCGCTCGACCTCTTCCGTCGTCATGCCGGTGAATTTGCGCACATTCGCCATTTCGCCTTCCATGTCCGCATAACTCTGTACAGCCCGCCTGCCGGTAATGGTCAAGCCGGATATCGCGGCCATGGACATCGTAAGGGCGCTTCCCCAGTCGTACATTTTTTGGGCGAACCGGGACCACAACGACTCATGTTCTTTCATCGAACCCTTTACGGAGTTCAATTCCCTTTGCACCGCTTTGATTTTTTCTATCTGGGCATTCCATGCGGCCGATCCCCGCTCGATATTGTCGAGCTGCTTCCGGAGGGTAGATAGCGTTTTAGAGAGCTCTCTCGGGGTAGCCCTGTCGAGACGGCGCATGACGCTCTCGGCTTGCTGAGCCGACGACGACATCTCCCTAATCTCCTTATTCGTCTTTTTCAGCTCCTTTTGGAGCTTGTTCATCTCGATTTTGTCTCCGGTGTTCCGGGCACGGGCCAAAGCGTTTTCCAGATCCTCGGCTCTCTGCCGAAGAGCCTTCAAGCGATCCTCCGCGTTCTTGCCGTTCACCTCCAAGGTGATGGAGGCCGATGTTTCGTAATTGCTCATATCCGATTAATTTTTCACGAATATGGCCACTCCCGGCGAGAGGGAAAAAGACACAAAAAGAGCCTCGGGAAGATTTCCCGAGGCTCCGACGAAAATTCTATTTCTACAATAACGTATTACGAACGACGAGCTTTCCTTTTGAAAAAGCGAACGAGGCGACTGCAAAGAGCGGCTATCGCCGTGACCGAAAAAGCAGCTACCACGATCCAATATATGTACGACAATACAACGCTAGCCGCCGTGAATGCTCCAAGAGCTATAATTATCACGAACAAGAGCACAAATCCTAAGGCCTCGATTATAAACATATTTCCTCCTTTTCTTCGAAGATACGAAAAACTCCCGGCATTCGCAAGCCGGGAGCAAAAAATTATCGCGCGGTCTCGTCCTTCGTCGGCCGGAACGTCTCGATATATTCTTCGAGCATCTCCTTGAAGGCGAACAACTGCGGCTCCCTGTCGAACCATACGAACGACCGGGGCAATCCGGAGGATTCGACCTCTATCTCTACCGACGGCGATTTCCCCGGTTCTCCGGCCGGGTAGCGGGTGATCCGAACGACCAGGTCGTCGCGGGTGAACTCGATCGTATGGCTTTTCATCGCGCACCTCCTTTCTCCGTAAAACGGGAGGTTATGTCGGCAACGCCCCGATAGGCGTAAGCTGCCAGTGCGAGCGCAGGCAAGACCGGCAGAGGCTCGCCGGTCGACAGGGCGAACAACAAGACGAATAGCGAAGCGACGAAACGGACGCTTTGCCACATTTCACGGCGGGTGAGCTTTACTTCGAGCTCCCGCTCGAAAAATCGAATGAGGTAATTTTCAAGAGCCGATGTCTTTCGCCCTTCCTTTGCCTGCGGTACAGGCAATGCAATTGTTTTCTTCATAATGGAATGCTTTTATTTTTTTGCGGAAAATAAAAACGGTTCCGCTTTCCCGTTGCATTCCACCTTGAAGACAGGCAGTGGGCGCATTAACGCACCACACGGGGGTCGGAACCGTATATATGTAATGCCGAGGCATAAAAAAACGCCAACGGCTTTGTCGGCGAACTACCTCGCCTGTCTAAAAATGGAATGCATTACAAATATGGAGGATTTTTTTGAAACAAGCAAGGGATAATACAAAAAAGCATCGGATTTTGTCCGATGCTTAAAAATACGGGATAGAATCATAGCACCTAATAGAGTCGACCGTTTCTCTATGCCTTTTCAACGATATCGGAATCTATGTATTTTACAAAACATCGGTGTTATATTTAATAATCGTATTTTAGATGTAACATATCTATAAATTCTCTCAGATTTCAAAATTCTGAGGTATAAAGTATGTATAAGGGGGAAAAATATATTACATTTGTAATCATCTAATGATACCTATATGAGTACTGAATGCCTAACTATCAAAAACTTTGGCCCAATAAAAAAAGCCAAGCTACGCATAAGGAAATATAATATTTTCATAGGAGATACAGCTTGTGGAAAAAGTATAGCGGCTAAATTAATCTCTATATTCAATAGCGAAGAATTTTTATTGTTAAAAACGGGAGATTATGAAAATTTCATTGCTCTTTTATCAAAATATAATATAGATTTCCCATTTCACCAAGATACATTGATCTCATATAAATACTGGAATATTTCGTATCGATCTTTCATAACCGATAATAATAGATATGAATTGGTAAAAGCCATACAAAATAACGACCAAGAAGTTATTACAAAAATACTAGGAAAAAATTTTATTCAACCTGACACTCATAAAAAAGATTTATTCAAGAAAATCTTAGACTTATTGGAACATATGAAAGATGATAAACAAATTCAATCATTCGCATTCCAATACATAAAAGATATTTTGTTTGATGAGTTCGATATAAATAATCCAATCTATATCCCAGCAGAACGAATTTTAATATCGATGTTCTCCAACAACATATTTTCTTTATTAGAAGCCAATATAAATATTCCAGAATGCATAAAACGATTTGGAAGTCAGTATGAGAAAGCCAAAAACTCAAAAATCCAAAATCAGGAAATCGATTTCATGAATATCAAAGTTTCTTTCGAAAAAAGTGATGATGTTATCGTTCATGAGGTGAATAAGGAAACGGTAAAATTAACACAAGCTTCGAGTGGAATCCAATCGATAATACCTTTGTGGGTAGTTATTGAAAATAATTTTAACTCCATAAGGAATAATATTCTCATTGTAGAAGAACCTGAGTTGAATTTGTATCCGACAATGCAAGTAAAGCTTATGGAATCAATCTTATCTAAAATAGAAAATAGTTTAGGAACTTTGGTCGTGACGACTCATAGCCCATATATTCTATCTGTATTCGATAATCTAATATTAGCCAATGAGATTCTTAAAAAATCACGCTATGATAAAGCTGTCAAAGAAAAGATTAAACAAATAACTAAAACAGATTTAACCATTCATTTTAATGATGTATCATCTTATTTATTTAAAAATGATGGTAATGTGGTAAATATACGAGATAATGACTTAAAGACAGTAGGAGCAGAGCAAATCGATCAAGCCTCCAATTATTTAAGCGATATTTTTGAAGATCTTTGTAACATCGATACTTATGAGTAGTTGTAATTGCTTCGATAATCCTCCGACATTCGAACAGACAGATAACTTTCAAGACAAAATAGAAAAATCACTATGTAGATGTTCTTGCCGATTCTCTGTGGCCGAAAATCAATCAAAATTTTCAATTGAGCAGGCAACTATCGATGAACTAAAAAAAATTAAGATCGATGGATTTCTCGATTGTTCGAAAACGGCATCAAAATGTGACTATCTATTTATATATCATAGTGATTTGAACGACTCGTGTCATATATTCGTAGAGCTAAAAGGTTCCGACATAGTACATGCTATCGAACAATTAGGGAATACTATTAAAACATTTTATGTCAATGGATATTTGAAAAATACTAGAGTTCGAGCTGCTATCGTCAGTTCTCGATTTCCCAAAGCAGATGGTTGTTATAGAGCTGCATCATTAAAACTCCATAACAGTATAAAATCCAAATTAAAAGATTTCAAGCTGTTTCAAAAAAATAGAAAAATGATCTACAACCCACAAAACGACTCTTATAAATAATTATTTCGTTATACTAGGATTATATTCCTCAATAGAAATCTGATAACTCAACTTATAATATAATTTTTCTAGTTCTGTTATTATGTCCACACCTATCATCTAAAATGATAACCTAAGGCTTACTAATTATTATAGTCAGACAATAAGAGATTACCCCTACATGAGAATAAAGGAAAAGATTAAATTCATAATAAATTTTATCTCCCATTTTCTTGATCATACTCATCTTCAAGTCTTTTTATTAAGTTCTTTCTAAAGAAAAACTCTTTTATTGTAGTATGATTAACAAATCGTAAGCCAAATGTTGGTAAGATAAAAAGGAATAAAGATATAACAGTCGAAATTAGACAATTCAGACTATTACTATAAAAACTATTTATAAGCCATAATGCAATAATTGCTAAACAAAACAGAATATATCCACAAGTATATACTCCTACTTTCTTTAATTTTTTTCTCACATACTTTTCTTTTTTACTATTATAAGAATCTAATTTTAATTGTTCTAATTCTTGTTTTATCAAATTTTGTTCCTTCTTCATTGAGTCTTTTTCTTCCTTATGCTGAGATACTATTTCCTCCAATTCTTTAATTTTAGCTTGATAATTAAGTATTTGTTTTTCCTTTTCTACTTTATATCTATCGGCTTCTTCTGAAAAAGATTTTAGATTCAAAACAAACTGATCATCACTTACTTCTTCGCTTATTAATTGAGTATCTACCTGCGTTGACGTTATATATCCTTCCGCCATTCTTATAGATAAATTATAGGTATCTTTTTCAGATATTTTCCCAAATTTTACCGCTTGATCAGCTCTTTTTTTAATTTTCTTCAGCACCTCAATCGAAGGCATTTTAGCTCTCCGGTATTTTGTAATATATGAAGCTAATCCTCCTCTTGTTAAATTGTTAATTTTAACATCTTTCCCTTGAGCAGGACTTGACAACCATAATAAAACAAGTAACTCATTTGCACTAATAGAATATCTATCTTGAATTTTATGTCCAGCATCATCATCACTTAACGAAAAAGAATTATGCAAAAACCAGCACTTTACATCTGCAAACTCTTGTATACGGGAACCTCTTTTCTGTTTAACATAAAATTTCGCCACGCAATCATTTAACGCACTTTCCTCATTATTCTGACGTTTTTTCATTAGGACTTTATAATCTTCACTTTTTTTTGCCAAATCAATAATATATCGTATTTGAGCTTCCTGTATAACTACAATTCCCAATTCATCTATTTTATAATCAACAGAATCTCTTATCCTTTCTAATGCGGTTTTATCAATCTCTCTTCTTATACAAGCATTGAATATATCAGCAGTCCGAATTGTACCAATATATTCCTTACTTCCAAAATCATTAATTCTATTTCCCAGTAAAACTTTTATCTGCTCAACTGTACTACCCAACATAGTCAAACGAAAACCTAATTGGACACATAAATTGTACAATTGATTACAGATATAATAAGAGTCTTCTGTATTTAAATCTATCAAACTAATAAAAAAATTAGTATCTAACAATAATTCTGCATCCGTAACTTTTTTAGTTATATTTAATTCCAAATATGATGCTATTATTCCTCCCAAATAAATATTGCTCATTATTTTGAAGATAACTTCATCGTCAAATTTTTCTGCAACAAATTTAGGGACATAACAATCTAAATTTAACAGATCCATGCGTTTATCTGTAAACAAATCTATTTGCGATGCTAATATAAAATTCTTTAACTCTTCAAAATCGAATTTACAATTATTACTTTCACAAAAATCCTTATAACTATTCTCTAACAATCGGATATTATCTTTTTCTATCTGCAATATATCTCCTATTCCATCAAAAACCATACTTTTTATAATGAAAGCTCCGTCATTATATAATGCAAAGACCTTGTCATCACCAATTTCATCTCGAATAAATTCCATTATCTTCGATAAAATAGGAATAGGAATATTAAGACCAAAAATAGATTTTATTTTTTCTGATAGCTCGACAAAGGATCGTCCTTTATACTCCTCAATATTATTTTCCATAGCGTACTCTCGTAACGCTTTTTTGACAATAGGAACGTATAGTTCTATAATTGGAGCTTTTGATAAAGATGTCTCTTTCAAATAACCTAAAAGGGCATATGTCACTAATAATTTTTCCATATCTATAACTTGTTAAGTTCTTATAATAATTACAAATATATACGTTTTGCTATATATTTAACAATATTGTTATAAATAAAATTATCAACACTTATTTCTTGTGTTTACTTAATTTAATAAAAGGTCTATTCCCCTCAAATTCAAATCCACATAAATAACTCATATACGTATATTTATAAATAAAATTATCGCATACTATTCAATAAATTCCACACTTTTTCCAGCCTTCAAAAACTTAATGCCCTAAAAAATAAGCTCTTAGGGGTTCAAAAAGGGAATTTTTTTCCTTCTTTCAGTCGGAAGTGCCCCCTACTGCCCTGAAAAACAAAAGCAGATTCCGTATTTCGAAATAGCGGAATATGTACAAAAGCCCGGTATCGAGGCGTATCTATAAAAAAATGCAGCCCGCTTTCACAAGCAGACTGCATCGCTCATTCTAACTAAAAACAACTATCAGAACGCCCAAAGAGTATAGCTAACCGTCACCCCGACGAATGGCTGGAAACCTCGCGGGGTAAGGCCATAACCGGCTCCGACTCCGATATTCCACCTGCGGGGCTTCTCCCGAACGGTGATAATCTGCGTCCTCGGAAAGAGAAACAGACTGTCGAGTCTCGGACGATACCCCGACACATAGGCTCGGTAGGTACTGTCTTCATAGACTTTCTGCGTAATGGGAATAGCGACCGCAACGCTATCGCTCCGATGTACGGTGTCGACTGCATGGCTCCCGACACTATCATTGACAGCGGACGGAAGTCGTGCAATGACATATTTCACTACTATGCTATCCCGGGGAACCGGGACGAAGTAGGGAATCGTATCGACAAACGTCGCGGTGTCTTTCTCCCGATTTCCCTCGGGAGCGGTATCGACGGGGCGTAACCAGCCCCAAAAAGCGACAACGAGAAGCATACCGACGAGAAGCCAGGGCAATGTTTTCATAACGAGTTCAGATAATCGATAATTCCTTTTACGTGCAAACGGACTATCGCCTGCTTGCCCGCATCGCTCAAAAGATAATCCACGTCCTCCCGGTTATCTTGGAAAAGATTCTCTGTCAATACGGCCGGGCAATTCGTGTGTTTGCAGATGTAAAGGCTACTTACCCAATAATTGCGGCCGCCCGTCTCCATGCGTACCGTCAGGCCGATGTTTCCGGCGGCTTCGGCTATGGACGTCGCAAGCCGCTCGCTGTCTTGCGATGCCGCCGGATCGACGAACACGCTCCACCCTCTGGCCGAAAACCATGTCGAACCGTTACCGGCGGCATTGACATGTATCGATACGAGTATAGCCTGCTTGCCAGTTTCCGCATAAATTCGGTTCGCTCGTTCCACACGCTCCTTCAAGGGAACGTCTGTATCTTCGGGAACGAGCAAGGATACATCGATACCCTGCCGTTTCAAATCCTGCGCTATCCTGCGGGCCATCTCACGTGTGTAGGCATACTCCCTTAACCTTCCGTCCGGGCTTCTCTTTCCCGCTGTGTCCCGACCATGTCCGTTGTCTAGAATCACCTTCATTTTCTTTTAGATTTTATATAATGAACGGTCTTTCGAAAGACGATTACTCGTCTCTATTCTCCGGTTCGATCACATCGCCGCTCTTATTCTTGAACAGTTTGAAGATATTGATGCGTAACTTACTTCCCCGAGCTTCGAAGTAATTGTTGAAACACGAATTGATCTCGCAACCGTAAACCACCAACAGCACCAATGCCGGGAGTATCGGCAATCCGAAAGGTTCGCCGAACACTTTCCCGAAACTCATGGCCACCAATATCCAGCAAATATAATCCACCAATTTGTTCACGCTCCGCCGAGTCGCCCGACTCGTCCGTATCTTCTCCCCTCGCTTCCGAGCTGCCTCGATGCCGAATTTCAAGTCCGCCACGATCAAGCACACGGCCGCGAGAATAAACCACTTCACCGGCTCCAACAGATCGGTAAACAGCGTCAGCGTAGCTGTAAATACTTCTTGCAATACGTTTCTCTCCTGCATATCAATTCGTCCGTCTCTCGTTAAATACTCGTTCCAATTCTCTCGCCTCCGCCTCGGGGAGTTCCTCCCAATTCGTCAGGTCGGTTCCGTCCGGGGCGGAAACAGCCGGAGTAACCGTGATATACTCATCTGTTTTATATACCAACAAATATCCTTCTCTCGCTTTTTTCCGTATCATTTTTCAAACTCCTATTACTTGCCAATTTTTATCCGTAGCTATCTTTATGTCCCCTTCCGTCAATTCATGAGTACCCGGATTATCGGTAATATTTATAATTCTCTGTGACTGACCGCTGAAATCCGGTAGTTGCTCGAATACTTCCATTATGGCTCCATATTCGAATTTAGAGCCGTTGATATTTATATGAGCTCCGCCCGATTGGAGGCCAAATGGGGAGTCCTTACTAAATTGTAACCCGTATATAGCCGAAACAGACGAATTAAATACATTCAATTTGGTTTCTGGAGTCCCGAATGAAATGGACAGCTTCGGACAGTTGTTAAATCCGTTCGCATTTAATCTGGTCGCTTTCCTTCCAATGGTTGTGGGGAAATTCACCGCTTCCTGTAAATTTATGCACCCGGAAAAAGCGCTGCCCAATTCATTTACCGAATCAAACAATTCCCGATTCTCCGGGAATACGATCTTTCTTAAAGCGTTACACCCCGAGAACGTGTAACCCATATTTGTCCAAGCTCGTTCCGAATCGGTCGGCAGTATAATTTCCGTTACCACTATATTCTGCTCGAAGAGATTGGAAATCTCCAAAAAATTAAATCTTGACAAATCATATCTATAATTCAACAGATTGGGGGCATACATAAATGAAAATACAGCACCCCTGTATGCCTTTATATTTTTATAATTGAAAACATCGAAAGGGTATTGCCCCAACAATTTAGAGACCGTATTCCCGGGCAATTCGTCGAACGCTATATCCTCCGAATCATATCTTATCTCATGGAGATATACCGATCTGAGCGTATCCGCTTTAAGAATATGTTTTCCGATCACTCTGACATATTCTATCCAATTGACGGCCGTATTCTGTGCCCAATTCAATATCAGATAAGAGTATAAACCGTTTTTGTTTATCGAAACCGCCTTCACTTTCGAATTGGATTTCACATTATTATAGACAGGAGAAAGTTCTATGGCATTATAAACGGCATGGTCCTCTTTGACATACAAATCCACGTGCCAGAACCTTTCGCCGTGAGAATCCAAAGTTCCCGTTCCTTCTTTGAATTTATGCCTGCACGTATGATATCCCGGTTCCTCCCTGCCATTCAATATCTCCGTAGTACCGTCTCCCCAATCCACTTCGATGACTTGATCATATATCCAGAATGTCAGGTCATAATCGGGGTCTTCACCTGTCGTATATGCAATCAACCACACATGGAACCGAGGGGTTAATTCCAAATCAGGCCATTTGGGATCCACCCGATACGGCGGCCTCGCTCTATATGCGGTAATAACGGGAACGACTACGGAATTATTTATTCGGGGGATTTCCGGCACTACGACAGATTCTTTCACCGCAACGGCCTCCGGCACGATTACTCGCTCTTGGACTGCTGCACAGTCGCATGTTCCCATAACATTATATAATTTTGATGTTTGTAGCTTCTTGTCTTCCGTACGGGCAATATCCTTTTTCGAAATCAGGATCCTCCCGACAGAAACGTCGCTCTACGGTGAGAATCCCCCGGCGGAATGTATTCGGCTCGAATATGCCTATCAGTTTACCGTCGCGAAAGACGCAATTAACGCGTTCATCGCCACTCTGCGATATTACACAAGACTGCCCGGCTTCATCGCGATAGATGAAGCGGAAAACCATATTTTCGGCATCTAGGGGATTACCTTGCGAATCTTCGAATACGATTTCGAATTTTATTCCTTCCCATGAATATTTTTCATGCATTCCTGTCATATTTTATATATAATAAGTATCTTTGTCCTAGCCCGACGGAATAGTCTTCGGGCAGTCCAGAGTGAAAAATCCTTTTGTAGGCCCGACGGAATAGTCTTCGGGCTTTTTTCATATCTTCTCCTTTAACATTTCCCCTTTTTCAAAAGTGAATGAGAAATCAACGCCATTGGGAATTTCATTACCGACTACTCGAAGCGAGAACCTTGCGATATTCGAAATTCGAGTTCTCCCGTCGAACACAGCCAGGCCAAACTGTCGAACTACAATCTGTTCTCGACTTGCACCATGCGGTGTTTCTGTAAAGATGAATTCTTGTTTATATCGGCCATAATGGACAATGACTCTCGGGAATTTGTCTTCCACAACTTGTCCTCCAATCTCATCAGGTGTATTCGAAATTATGGTTGCGGCTCCGGGCGTATAGGGCCACCGATAGAACTGGAACCTTGATTCCGGGTTGTTTACGTTCTTCGGGATTCGCCAGCCGGCCACTTTTCGATACCCTTTTTTATCAAAATTCCTGTCTCGCGTAGAGACATGGCGCATGAGGCGAATTTCAAACGTCGAGGCGTCCGCCCCAGTCGGTAGGTATTCGACCGGATACAGGACAAGATTCCCCTGTTCTATTTTCAGCGTGATGTCGATGTATGGTGATGCTACTCCGATAGGGCCAGAATTTTGGCTGCCAATCAAAGAAGCCATATCGTCAAGAATAAGCCCGAGACTGTCGGGGGTGATGCTGTTCGCTTCGGTTTCTGCGCGGAGTGCTTTGATTTTCGCTTTGATTTCGTCGATTTGAGCCATAGTGTTTCTGTTTTTCCTCAAAAATATGGACGAATGACGAATCGTAAAAAGACAAAAAAACCCCGCATCTCGAAGATACGGAGCCGGATACTCCATAACAAATTATCGTTCGGGCTTCATGAACCGCCAGCGTCGTCTTTCATCGGCCGGAACGTCTCGATATATTCTTCGAGCATCTCCTTGAAGGCAAACAACTGCGGCTCCCTGTCGAACCATACGAACGACCGGGGCAATCCGGAGGATTCGACCTCTATCTCTACCGACGGCGATTTCCCCGGTTCT